CTTGTCCCCGGAGGTGAAGCAGCGGGGATCGTAACGGTTTCAGTCAGGTAAAAACTACCTGTCATTGCTTTGCTCATAGTCAACGGGTGCGGACCCCATCCTAAAAGGGTTGGTCCGCGCTCCGCACCTGGTAAACTATCTTCGCACCACGCAGTGGGGGGATATAAGGAGGGACCTGTTGGGGGGAGCATTGGCTGAGTGCGCACTGTTTCATAGATACAGCCAATCATCAATTCATTGAAAGTATTAGGGTATCGAATCGATTTCATAGGGTCGGGCGATGTCACCCAATTGATATAGTAGGAGTTGCTGGAATAATCATGGACGAAGAAACCATGACCGATTGTCTGAAAACAAACGGCTTTGAATATACTATGTGCCTGCAATTGACTAGAATAGCGAATACCCTTGAGCGTTTGCTCAAGATAAGTGAGATGAGTCTATGAAAGAAATTGAATTGCGTAGTCCGATGTTGTGTGCAATGTGTGGAACCGATGCTTTACGATCTCATAGAGGATGCTCAGTGCGTTGCTACTACTTTATGGCAGCACTCTATCCTGAAATTGATGAACACTGGGAGATGCCCTGAATGAGTGAAGGATCACATCACTATCCATTCTATAACAGAGCAGACGTCAATATCGGATATCTCCGCATCACCAACAATGGTGAAGTGCTTTCAATCTGGTTGTATGATTCGGCAGAAATCAACTCCGGTCACTTTCTCCCAGAGGTGATTGAATGAGTTCAGTCCAGGTACAATTCAGAATAAAGACCTCTGACCCCCTATTTGTATGGATAATGCAATTGCAAGACTCTGGGGAGTCTGTGAGTGAGGCCGTGCGCTCTAGTTTGCGTTGCCAACTCTCTCAAGATGTTACCTCTTCTTATTATCCACTCTATAAAGTACAGATGATGAACTCTCAACGGTGGTGCGCTGCTAATTTAGTAATGAGCCCTGCTCATAAAGAAATGATGAGAGAGAAGGTCCGCGATCATCTCGGGTTTTAGAAAGGTAGAGCCGGCCCAGTCAACCAACGACTTCTGAATATCTCATCCTTATAATCACTGAGGACATCGACGCCAGCCCTGGTTACTTCACTAGCTCCAAATGAAATCAACGCCTGAACGATCCGGTTTGCGTGAATCAATGCATCAACCTTTTCTGGGCTCTTATGAATGTCTTCGGGATTGGTGATATAATCGATATACTGGCCAGCGCCTTCGGAACCCCCAATAGCGAAGGAAGCACCAAGTCCTAGGAGCGCGGCCCCTTCGAGTATATTCAGAGGTGTGCCGGACATCCCAATAGCCAGTGCGATCTGTGGCGACCAGATAAGTCCTAGCATGCCGGCAGCGTACGCCGTCTCAGGAAGGTCACCGAAGGTGAACTCATCATCATCGAGTATAGCTGCATTATGCCATGCACCTATAGTGGCATAGGATTGCACCCTTTGCCATCTGGTGCCGAACATTCAAGGCCCCGTGGCTAACTCATACGATCTCTTTTGCCGCATTAAGAATGGGAGTTCTTTTTCTTTGGCAATAATCGCTGCCATTACAACATTAGTATCACTAACATAAGTTACAGAACTTATAGTGGAGGTAATGAGTATCCTGGTTATATGTACTTTATCTGAAGTTAGTCCATTTGCGGTTCCCCATCGATTGGTGCTATGTAAGAAAGGAATAACCGGAGTCGTTGGTGGCTGAAGAAGATAATACACACGCCGGCGCCCATAGACTACTTGATCCATGTTATTAGTTGAAAGAGAATAACCTGGGCCACTAAATCCAGTCCCAGTGAGGAATGCAACTATTTCTCCATCACTGATAAATTCGGTAGATACTAGTTCAAGTAATTCATTTGCCGCATCGTTACCGGCTAACGGCCCGGGGTCTTGTATCTCGACGCCTTGAACAAAGGTCGTTAAGTAATCCCTATTATAACCAGAGAGATCAAAGTAAGACCTCTGAACCGCAGCGTTATTGGAACCCACCACTTGTGACCATTGTCCGGTGACCGTGGTTATCAATGCGCTCTCATCATTGGTTACTGCAGTTCCCGTCAATATCTTTGACATCACCCGCGGGCCTTCCATTGTCACTTCTTCCGCCCCCTCTTGAACTTACGTGACATTGCCTTGAGATTCAGCATCCCTTTGCGGTCACCTGACTTGAACTTGATCTGATTGGCCTTAACCTTCATGTACCGTTGCCAGGCACTGAGTTTTCTAACTGTCTTCTTGGCCGCCCTGGTACCGGCCTTTTTTGCCTGCCGTTTAGTCTCCTTGACGAATTCTTGAGCGAATAAGGCTCGGAGTTCCTCTAGGGTTCCACGGACTTCCACCATTTAGAAGCCTCAGTTGTCACTGGCGGTCGATTGTAGAGCAAGGGCCATCCAATCCTTCGATGATAATTTGACTACTCGAGCACGGATACGAACGGTGACGTGTAGATTGTCAGCTGTGATTGCAGCGTTATCATTGCCAGCCACGAAATACAGCGTGTCATTTACAACGGTGAACATGTCTGAAAGGCCACTTGGGCCCCAAGAATCCGGATACAAATCTGACATATGGGATGCGATTCCGTTGATTACATCGCAATTCAAAGCACCACTTGCGATAAGGCTTTGATCGTCCGCCCTAATGAATACGGTGCCAGGGTTCAAATCTGTGAGTTGGCCACTAATGGCACCGGTCGATACAAGAAACGAAGCAACGTCTTGCGTCATTGCTCCGGCACTTTGCCAGATGAAGTCCACCATATCGATTGCGATCGCTTGACCGGTGGGGACGTTGATGTAGGCTCCGAGGTCGATGGTGCCTTGAACTCTTGTCCCCGGAGGTGAAGCAGCGGGGATCGTAACGGTTTCAGTCAGGTAAAAACTACCTGTCATTGCTTTGCTCATAGTCAACGGGTGCGGACCCCATCCTAAAAGGGTTGGTCCGCGCTCCGCAC